CTCCCATTTGATTTTTTATCCTCTATTTGAAAGGTTTAAAACCTTTTTAAATTTTGTTGATAACCAATACATTTTCATATATAAATATATGTAAATATAAAAAAAGAGCCTAAAATATAGGCTCTTTTGCATTGAAATACTACTATTTAACTATTAAAATTGAAGTATAGCGTAATCATATCTTAAAGTTACAGCGATTTCCATAGGCGCATTGTCTTCAAATGTCATATCACCAAAAGTGGCTGATTGAACCCATGACCCCTTTAATGTCCATTCTTCAACAATATCACCAACCGGCCCTAAAATATTAATCGTTACATCTTTTTTATAAAAATCAGAATATCCATCTCTTCCTGTTACAGATTCATGGGATAATCTAACCCATTCCATCACAGCCTGTGCGGCAGACGGTACAACAGGATCGTAAAGTGTTATTTCTAAAGTTTCCCATGTCGCTTTACCCTTTACATATCGTCTAATATTCATATGATGAAGTTCAACTTCTTCGAATGTAATAGTTGGTCTATTCGCAGCTTTTATCATATAAGCAGGAATTCCATCAATCTGCATGATATATCTATTTTTGAGCTTTGGCTCAAAAGGCGTAAACATGATATCATTGGCATCAACTAATTCGGCCATTATATTTCTCCTAAATTTTAATAAAAATATCTATTCATTTTCATATATAAATATAAAGAAAATAAAAAAAGAGTCCAACTTATAATCGAACTCTTTTTATTTATTAAAACTCTATATCAATTACTCAGGAAATGTCGCTCCCGTAGGTTGAACTGTAAAATCTAATACGATGAATTCGGCTGTTCTGGTAGGCTGTAAAAATATCTGACCATATAGAATATTTCTATCAACTACATCAGGTGAATTGTTCGATTCATCCATTATGACTTTAAATGCATTCAATCCAGAATTTGACTGAACTTGCTCCAAGAATGGATTGGCTATTGATAAGAAACGTTTTCTCGTTGCATTTGTATTCTGTTCAAAGACAAGAAATCTCGAAGCAGAAGCAATGAATTTCTTAACTTTAATGAGAAGACGTCTAACGTTTATCCTATCCAAAGCTGATGCTTTCTTCTGCAGTGTTTTCTGGCCCCAAACTGTAACACCTTGACCAGGAAACGTAGCGATCGGATTGATATTTGATTGGTATAATGTATCGCGATTTGAATGGGTTAATTTCCTTTCAGCTTGAATCGCCATATCGATCGTTCCTCTATTCAGTCCAGCTGGAGCGAACCAAGGATGGGATACTTTATCATTGAAAGCATAAACGCCCGCCATCATAACTGAAGGTGGAACCCAAACAGCTTTGCCGAGATCAGGATCTGGAATTTGAATCCAGGGCCAATACATCGCAGCGTAACTGGAATCTCTAGCTTCAGCTTCACCTGTCGCTGTTCCCATTGAAGAGTCATATAAAGTCGGATCAGCAATAACAAAACAATCACCTCGATCTTCACACATATCAATTGCTTTAGTTATTAAACTTCCGCCCCCTGTACCACCCGCATCAGTAACTCCTGGCATTAGAACTAAATTGATATCATATTCATCTTGATTTCCTAAAATATTAATCGCATCTTCGTATTCTGTCGCACTAGTTAAAATAAGTCCTTGTGAATTTGCATCTGTAATGCTATCATAAAAATTCTTTGGATGCTGAACAGTACCGTCAAGGCCTCCACTAAAAGATCCTCCGAACGAACCACTCTGCGAACCACTTGCATATGATGGCAATGAAGCTGAAGCTGCTGGAACTCTGACATTACCGTTTTCATCAAGATAATCTGTAGTATTCGTTATACTGTTAACTCTAACATATTTCGATTTATTCGGATATGAACCACTTAATTGTAAATATGGATCTGTCCCGCCACTATCGCGGATTGTCCAGACTTGATCTCCTATTATTTTTGCAATGTAATTTGGTGCATTTTCATCTAATGATAAATTATTCCAACTTTCTAATGTCTGCTTTCTTTTCTCATTATCATCACCACGCCTAATCAATAAAGTAAACGTACCTTTCTTCTTATTCGCTGTTGATATTTCATATCGTAAATTATTTTTTGTACCTTCCGCTAATACATTTTGTGTTCCGATTGTACCAACATTATTCATTATCAGACCATCTGCTAATGTATAGAGTTTAAATGCTTCTGTAAACGTATCTGTATTATAATCATGACCACCACCCCATACTTTACTTCCAGTTATAAAATTTGAAGATGTTACGACTGCGTTTCCAGCCAAGCCACTTCCGCTTCGAGATCCACCATGTTGAAAACCGTATTCTCCAAATGCACCCGGATGATTAAAGTACACAGTCGCGGTCACAGAATCCGAGCTAGCGGTTATATTCAAGCCATGTCCTGGCGAAGTAGAACCACTATTATTAATAGTATCTCTGAATGCGGCCGCCGTAAGTGTTCCTGTAGATCCACTAACAACATAAAGTGTACTAGTAGAATTAGTAAAAATAGAAGACCCAGTAAGTTCAAATTTAACTCCTTCAATTGTTGCTGAAGTCCCTGTAAGGCCTTGGATTGTTGATGGTGGGAATCCGAGACTTGCGGACGCTCTAATTCCTCCACCGACAATTGCTGGATCGATAGAAGAAGAAATAGTTGCCGTTGCTGGACCATAAGTACCGTCGAGAATCCTCACCACAGTCAATTTCGAACCATGTTTAAGGTATTCTCTTGCAGTATGTGAAGTTAGATATTGATAATAATCGCTACCACTTCTAAATGTATCGCCGAATTTAGCTTGAAATTCCGAATAAGAATTTATAACTGTCGGGATACCGGCTTGACCTTTAACCGTTGGGCCGATTAAAGCTGCGCCTATTTCTCCAATAGCAGCTGGTAGATGTGACTGATCTATTTCATTTGTAAATACACCAGGACTAATAATTTTTTCACTTGATGGCATGTCGTTTCTCCATTTTTATAATTTACTCGGGAAATGTCGCCCCCGTTGGCTGAACTGTAAAATCTAATACGATGAATTCAGCTGTTCTGGTAGGTTGCAAGAATATCTGACCATATAGAATATTTCTATCAACTACATCAGGTGTATTATTCGATTCATCCATTACGACTTTAAATGTATTTAATCCTGAATTTGATTGGACTTGCTCCAAGAATGGATTAGCTATTGATAAAAATCTCTTTCTCGTTGCATTTGTATTCTGTTCAAAGACAAGAAATCTCGAAGCCGAAGCGATAAATTTCTTGACTTTAATAAGAAGTCGTCTAACGTTTATCCTATCCAAAGCTGATGATTTCTTCTGCAGTGTTTTCTGGCCCCAAACTGTAACGCCTTGACCAGGAAACGTAGCGATCGGATTTACGTTAGATTCATATAATGAATCACGATTTGAATGGGTTAATTTTCTTTCAGCCTGAATCGCCATATCGATTCCGCCACGATTCAATCCAGCTGGGGCGAACCAAGGATGGGCTACTTTATCATTGAAAGCATAAACACCACCCATCATAACTGAAGGTGGAACCCAAACATTTTTACCAAGATCAGCATCTGCAATTTGAATCCAGGGATAATACATCGCGGCGTAACTAGAATCTCTCGCTTCAGCTTTAGTTGCTGCTGTCGTGAGTGCTTGATCATAAAGACCAGGATCTGCTATGACGAAACAGTCACCTCTATCCTCACACATATCAATTGCTTTTGTTATAAGTGAAGCGCCAGTAGTAGCTGCATGATCCGTCAATCCAGGCATTAGGACTAAATTGATATCATATTCATCTTGATTTCCTAAAATATTAATCGCATCTTCATAAGCATTTTTTCCATCATTAGCTGCATTAGGATCGAATCCTTGCATGTTTTGAGTTGCCATTGTTTCATTAAATTTCGGGCTCGCGCCTGAATTGCCTGCTTCATTTCCAAGCCCATCAACACCTGAATGTCCAACTGACCCTCCAGAGAATGATCCGCTATTTATTCCAGGTAATGAACCTGTATAAGCGGCGTCCGCAATATCACCGTTTTCATCTAGATAATCAGGAGTATTTAATATACTAGATACTCTGACATATTTTGATTTATTGGGATATGATCCTATCGCTTGTAAAAATGGATCTGTCCCGCCACTGTCCTGTAACGACCAGTACTGATCTCCTAATACTTTTGCAATATAATTACCAGCATTAGGGTCGAGACTTAAATTATTCCAACTTTCAAGTGTCTGTTTCCTTTTACTATTATCATCACCACGTCTAATTAAAAGTGTAAACGTTCCTTTCTTTGGCAGTACCGATGAAACTTCCCATCGAAAATTATTTTTCGAGCCTGAAGCTAAAACGTTATTTATTCCATGTCCCGTCTCGAATCCTGCAGAACCCGTAGTATTATTCAATATTGCACCGTCTGCTAATGTCGTTAATTTAAATGATGCATTTGCTGCTGTCCAATTAGCCTGAGTTGTTGTACTTCCAGTATGATAGCCGCCTATCCCGTCAGTCCGACCTTTCATTACATATGAAGTAGCGCCAGCTACAGAAGCGCCACCAGTAGCTAATATTCTCACCACAGTCAATTTCGAACCATGTTTAAGGTATTCTCTTGCAGTATATGAAGTTAAATATTGATAATAAGAACTTCCGCTTTTAAATGTATCACCGAATTTTGATTGAAATTCTGAATAAGAATTCACAACTGTCGGGATACCGGCTTGACCTTTAACCGTTGGGCCGATTAAAGCTGCGCCTATTTCTCCAATCGCTGCTGGTAGATGTGACTGATCTATTTCATTTGTAAATACACCAGGGCTGATAATTTTTTCACTTGATGGCATGTCGTTTCTCCATTTTTATAATTTACTCAGGAAATGTCGCTCCTGTAGGTTGAACTGTAAAATCTAATACGATGAATTCAGCTGTTCTAGTCGGTTGCAAGAATATCTGACCATATAGAATATTTCTATCAACTACATCAGGCGTATTGTTCGATTCATCCATTATGACTTTAAACGCATTCAATCCAGAATTTGATTGAACTTGCTCTAAGAATGGATTGGCTATTGATAAAAATCTCTTTCTCGTTGCATTTGTATTCTGTTCAAAAACTAAAAATCTCGAAGCAGAAGCGATAAATTTCTTGACTTTAATGAGAAGTCGTCTAACGTTTATTCTATCCAAAGCTGATGCCTTCTTCTGTAATGTTTTCTGGCCCCAAACTGTAACTCCTTGACCAGGAAACGTAGCGATCGGATTTACGTTAGATTCATATAATGAATCACGATTTGAATGTGATAATTTTCTCCAAGCTTGAATCGCCATATCGATTCCGCCACGATTCAATCCAGCTGGAGCGAACCAAGGATGGGCTACTTTATCATTGAAAGCATAAACACCTCCCATCACAACTGAAGGTGGAACCCAAACAGCTTTGCCGATATCCGCATCTGCAATTTGAATCCATGGGAAATACATCGCGGCGTAACTAGAATCTCTCGCTTCAGCTTTAGTTGCTGCTGTCGTAAGTGCTTGATCTTCAAGGCCAGGATCTGCTATAACGAAACAGTCACCTCTATCCTCACACATATCAATTGCTTTTGTTATAAGTGAAGCACCATTAGTACCTGTATCAGTAACTCCTGGCATTAGAACTAAATTGATGTCGTATTCATCTTGATTTCCTAAAATATTAATCGCATCTTCATAAGCAGTCGCTCCCGTGTTAGTTCCCATCGGAAATCCTTGATTATTACTATCTGTTATGTTATCCCAAAATCCATAAGCACCAACTGCATTTCCCGCTGATGATGTCACCTCATTACCTAACGAATCAAACCCAGCAATACCGTTAGTCCCTCCTGTAAATGAACCGCTATCAAGTCCAGGCAATGATGCTGAGGCTGCTGGAACCCTGACATTACCATTTTCATCAAGATAATCTACGGTTTGTTTTAAAACTTCAACTCTAACATACTTCGATTTATTCGGGTATGAACCACTTAATTGTAAATATGGATCTGTCCCTCCACTATCACGGACTGTCCAGACTTGATCTCCTAATACTTTTGAAATATAATTACTAGAATTGGGGTCGAGACTTAAATTATTCCAACTTTCAAGTGTCTGTTTTCTTTTGATATTATCATCAGCGCGTCTAATTAAAAGTGTAAACGTTCCTCTCTTCGGCAGTACTGATGAAACTTCCCACCGAAAATTATTTTTCGAACCCGATTTTGTAAGAACATTATAACTTCCTAAATCGCCGCCTTCATATCCATTTCCACCAGCAGTACTATTCATTATAGCACCATCTGCTAAAGTATGAAGTTTAAGCACACCTGTTGCCCAGTCAGAATAATCTCCAACACTTCCAGTATAATAATTTCCGCTTCCGGTTGGAATTAATGCAGTTGCTGGCCCGTAAGTCCCGTCAAGGATTCTCACCACAGTCAATTTCGAACCATGCTTGAGATATTCTCTTGCAGTATATGAAGTTAAATATTGAAAATAAGAACTTCCACTTCTAAATGTATCGCCGAATTTTGCTTGATATTCAGAATAAGAATTTACAACTGTCGGGATACCTGCTTGACCTTTAACTGTTGGACCGATTAAAGCTGCACCGATTTCTCCAATAGCAGCAGGGAGATGACTTTGATCTATTTCATTTGTAAATACACCAGGACTGATGATTTTTTCGCTTGATGGCATATGAATTCTCCTATTAAATCTTATATATATAAAACCACAATAACTCTGTAGCTTCAGTTATATATAAATATAAAAGAAAAATTACAAAACTATATAATTATGTTTAATGTGGATTATTTTTTTAAGTATTTTGTGAAATATTAGGTGTAAATACACCGGTATCAGGATCGAGCACACCATCGCCATACTTTTCATTAATTCCAGCAATAAATTTTTGTTCATCTTTCTGAATAGTGTCGAACTGTTCTCTTAAATCACTGGTAAATTTATCAAGATTTTCATGTTGATGTTCTAAGCGCATTCTTGTAATTTCTGCTTGTCCCATCCCCATTTGAGTATCTAAATATTTTTGTCGAAATCCGCTAATTTGATCAAGTTCTTCTTGGGTAAATTTAATTTCTTCTTTTGGCATTTGAAACCTCCAAGTTATTGGTTAATATATTGTTTGATAATATTATCATATATAAATATATATAAAACTAAAAAAAAATAAAATAATTTTATTGTTATATAGGTTCTTGTTTTCCGCCACCGACCCCGGGACCACCATTACCGGATGGCACTTCTTCTGAAATAAAACTGCCGCCGGCGGAAGATACGCCTATACCATCTATTTCCACACCAAAAACAACTTTTGATGGAGTGAGTTCTCTTTTAATTTGGAATTTTTTATTAGTAATAACTGAAGCAACGATTTCTGATAATAAATATCCTTTAAAAATGCCAGTAAATGTATTTTTAATAAATCTTTCGCCAGCGACGTCCATTTCAGATGCATCAGCAAAACTATCAATACTACATAAAAATTTATAATCAGTAACATTACCCCAATAAGTATCATTTTGTTCAACAAACATTTCAACTAATGAATTCATCTGTTCCATATAATTTGACCATATCATAAATTCATATGTAATATCAACAAAATCTGCTGGGCCGGTCAATACATTTTCATACACTGGGATTTTATTTGTCTGCACAGCAAATCTATCATATCTATTATGTTTTGACCATTTTGAAGATCTAGTGACATTTACTAAATCTCCTTTAACATCATGTTTAAATGATTGTTGAATTGTTGTAGTCTTAGCAACATCTGTTCGTCTAAGCATAATTGCAGGAAGAATAATTGATCCATTTTTATCCCTCATAGCTCCACTTTTTCTTGCAGCAATCCATCTTTCTTGATTGCCATACAATACAGGAACTTTAACGGTTTCTCCAGCTTCTTTAATTACAGGGGATATAACATGTTTAATATGATTTATAACAGATGTATCAACATCCTTTAACGTAACGGCATAATTTTTTGTAAAATCTTTTCCCGGAATAACAGCTTGTGCTCTATTCGTAGATCGATTTTTATAATTTCGAAACGATCGTTGTTCAGCGCGATTGATTTGATCTGGCACGACGGCTTGCCTATTCGTTATCGGTTTAACTGCCATTTCTCTTTCTCAATTTTTTTAATTTATCCATTTTATTATACACTTTCCCTTTAATCTCTTCAGACCTTACTGCATCAGTATCGATTTTGCCAATTGCAATTTCTCTTTTGATATCGACTTCAATAGCTTTCTTTTCCGGTATCTTCACATTACCACCTAACATTCGAGCTGTTATCGCAGTTGCTAATTCATCGACATCAATATTACCTGTTTTATTAACATATGGTTCTTCATAAATATTTGTTAACATAACAGGTTCTTTCTTTTCTTTAACGGGCGCGGGCCCTAAAATACTTCCACCATGTTTAATTATTTTTTTTCCGTTTATTAAAGGTTGAACTGCCATTCAATTATCTCTGCCCATACATGGGAACTTGAATTTCTGTATTTTTTTGCTTGCCTAGCCACTTTTTGTGTTGATTTGCAGTTCTACCTTCTTTTTTCCACTTTTCATTAAGCTTATATCTTTTCCATTTTCTATCTTTCGCTTTTCTATTTGGCATAAATCTATTCCTTATCCATTACCTTTTACCGAAAATTCTTTTTCTATCACATGTAAACCGGCTTGATCTCCACCATTTTCAGTTTCTTTTTTTATATAAGATCCGTTACCTTTTGGATGCTCGCCATTATGCATCAATTTCTTTTCAAGAGTTAATAGTTTTAACTGTGTATTCGGAATAATCATTTTTGTTCCCCTATCTCTCATATAGAAAATTGTCTTACTAAGACCGACTCTAACAACTCTAGCTTTTCTGCCTGAAATATAAATAACGTCATCTTGATTTATATCGTTCCCCATTATGAGCTGTATTCCTCCTACGAAACTCTGTATTGATTCTTTGAAAAAAAACATCGCGAATGCTCCGAAAGCCATCCAACCATAAGAACCTATTAACTTTTGAGCAACCTGTTCTAATTGCTGAATATCGTCCATTTATTTTCTCCTGTGCTGTCATTTGAATTAACAATTTAAACCTAATAAACCTTTTCCAACAATTCATCTATCTCTTCTTTAATTTCTTCTGGATCAATATCCAATATATTTCTTAATGATCCTTTCCATTTCTTTATAATTTGCCCATCTTGAAATAGTATAATCATCGGTATTCTCTTTGCTCTATATTTTTCTTTCAGCTCGAAATTATTATCTATGTCTATATAGTACATCTTTGCTTGTTCATAATCACCTATAGTTTCTATTGTATCCAACACACAATTAGATTCATTCCACTCAGCATTAAAATATACTATCGATATCCCTTGCGCTATTCCTTTGTAAAACGCTTCATTGCCAACCTCGTCTTGACTTAATAAACTTGTTATAATCAAAAAACTACTTAATATAAACTTTTTTATAAACATTTTACTTCTCCAACTTTGCAACTTTTAATTCTAAATCTCTTACTTTATCGTTAAGGTCTTCTAACTCCTCTTCCATATCAGTAATAGCATCAATGATGTTATCATACTGATCATTATACTGATGTTTTGATGGTGGCCAAGCAACTAATGGGTCTCTTAAATCTAAAGATGGATATGAACCAACTCCAGGAGCAGGTAATGTTTTTGCTTCTTCTATATCACTCTTTAACACATAATAGAATCCAACTACTGTAGCAATACCAACTGCTATAGAAATCATTGTCTTTATACTAATATTAAATTTTGTATCTTCACTTAACTCTGTTGATTTTCTTTCTATAACAGTTTGTTTAACTGGTTGTGGTTTTGTTTTAGACTTTAAAATCTGTTTTTGTAAAAGAAAATCTCTTTTTGATTTTTCCTGTTCAGATTTTACTTCAGTAGCCTGTTCCATCACGATCTCTGTTATATCTTCTACAGTGATATAATGTAAATCTATTAAAATTTCTCCTAACTTTTGTTTATCACCCTTTTGCTGACGCTGTATCGCTTTAGCTAACTGTCTTTTAGTTATGATACCCGCGTGTAGTAATAAATCACCTAATCTTTTTCCATTTGTTGACATTATTCATTCTCGATAAACTTTACATCAAATACATCATGGTCATCTGTGCCTTTGTATTCTATTTGAGTTATATCAGCTTCGCCGCCAAAATGTTTTGCAATGCCTTTCAACATACCGACTGCTAATGGAGCGAGTCCATCTCGCTGTGACTTATAATGAATAGTAAAATGTTCATTATCAATTTTTTCTATATCGAATGCCGGTGGAACTAAACTTGGTAACATTTGAGTAATTCTCACATGCATCTCATCTAGCCCTTCAACAAAAGAATGGAAGTCATTACCGAAAGAATTAAAGTATTCACCATACGCTTTAGGTGCAACATCAGTTGACCAATATACACCAAACATCTCCAACACATCTCCAGGTGGTAAATTTAATGTTTCCGAAACAGCTCCTACTAAAGAAAATGTTATAGAGTCATCATGTGTTTCTAAATCCTCATAAACATCTTCGTCTATGCCAGACGTTTCTAAAACCGTATTCCAAACATCCTCACCAGCTTCTCTGATGACTAATGTTCTGATTGCTTTATTTATCATTCCATACATAACTTATCTCCAATTATCTATCATCTATTCCTACATATCTGAACTTATTTTTATTTAACCAATTTGCTAATTGCTTTAAATCTTTAAATCTTTTATCATATCTACCAGTATCTAAATAAATTCCTTTACTATCCTTATAAACAGATGCATCTCCACCCCTATTATCTCTAAACACCACAGCACTTCGTTCATAAGGGCCCGGAAGTGATGTAATGCTACCTCCGCCTAGATCTAAATATTTACTACCTTTGACTGATATTTTTTCTTTTAATAAATCTTTTAATTTAATCATCTCTTGTGCTTCTTCTGATATTCTTTTCGCTTATTCCAATATATTT